CAGTTAAATAGAAGACTTAGTGAGGCAGTTAGTGACACCATTTTAAATGATGTTGCTGAAGGATTAGCTTTAACTCAAAAGGAAAAGCTTGCAAGTCTTGCTGAAAGTGTTGAGTTTGAAAGTGAAGAAGACTATCGTGAGAGACTGGAGACCCTAAAGGAGTCATACTTCACAAAAATTCCAGTATCTTCATCAAAAGGAGAAATTCTTTTGGAGCAAGCAGATGAGGATTACGGTCCCCAAATGAATGCTTATTTGAAAGCACTTGGTAAATATGCCAAGTGAAATCTACATTATACTAAATATTTGTAGTTAAAAACACTTTAACAAGACTAAACAAGGAGAAAAGCAAATGTTCCTTTCAGAACAATTGCAGAATAAGTGGAAACCACTTCTTGAGGCAAACGGCCTTGATGACATCAAGGATCCTTATAGAAAAGCGGTTACTGCAGTTCTGCTCGAAAACCAAGAAAGATTTTTAAAAGAAGAGAGAGGTTTCCTCACCGAGGCTGCCCCTAACATCAACACTGACCCAGGTGCTACTGGTGCCGCCGGTTTCTCTGGTGGTGCATCTGCTCCAGTTGCAGGTTTCGATCCAGTTCTGATCTCACTGATCAGACGTTCAATGCCTAACCTGGTTGCTTATGATCTTGCTGGCGTTCAGCCAATGAATGGTCCTACTGGACTGATCTTCGCAATGAGAAGCAAGTATGTAAATCAGGACGGTACTGAAGCTCTGTACAACGAGCCTGATACTGCTTACTCAGGTCAGGACGACGGTTACAACCTGGCTCAAGGCGACTACACCGGAGGAAGTGACGGTGGTGCTTCCGTTGGTTTCGGAACCACTGGTTTCGTTGGTGGTGGTACTGCTGCTGGTACTAACCCTGCTCTTCTGAACAGTGCAGGTGCTGTTGGAACTGACTACAGAGTTGGTCAGGGTATGAGCACTCAAGCTGCTGAAGCACTTGGTGGTGCTGCTGGAGATCAGTTCAACCAGATGGCATTCAGCATCGAAAAGATTGCTGTTACTGCCAAGTCAAGAGCACTCAAGGCAGAGTACACTCTGGAACTGGCACAAGACCTTAAGGCAATCCACGGTCTGGATGCTGAGGCTGAATTAGCAAACATTCTCTCAACTGAGATTCTTGCTGAAATCAACCGTGAAGTTATCCGTACTATCTACAAGATTGCTGAAGCTGGTGCTCAAACCAACGTAGCAACTGCTGGTATCTTCGACCTCGATGTTGACTCAAACGGTCGTTGGTCCGTTGAGAAGTTCAAGGGTCTTCTTTTCCAACTGGAAAGAGATGCCAACGCAATCGCACAAAGAACTCGTAGAGGAAAGGGTAACGTTATCCTTTGTTCTGCTGACGTTGCTTCTGCTCTGACCATGGCTGGTCTGCTGGATTATACTCCTGCTCTCAATGCCAACCTGAACGTTGATGATACTGGCAATACTTTTGCTGGTGTTCTCAACGGTAAGTTCAGAGTTTATATTGACCCATTTGCTGCCAACCTTGCTGCTGAGCAGTATTACGTTGTTGGTTACAAGGGAACTAATCCTTATGATGCTGGTCTGTTCTATTGCCCTTACGTTCCTCTCCAGATGGTTCGTGCTGTTGGTCAGGACACCTTCCAGCCCAAGATTGGATTCAAGACCAGATACGGTATGGTTGCCAACCCATTCGCAGAAGGCACCAGTGCTGGTCTGGGAAGAATTCAACAGAACACAAACCGTTACTACAGAAGAGTTCAAATCAAGAACCTTATGTGAGCCATTCACAAGTTTCGGGGAGGGTCTTCGGACCCTCTTTTTTTATGCAAATAAATAGTTAAAAACACAAAATTATGACGAATAGTACTTGGAGTGGGCAACCATCAAATAAAAATTTCCTATCACCAACTGGGTTTAAGTTTAACCTGAATAAGGCACCTAAGGTTGATTTCTATTCCAATGCTGCGAACATACCAGCAATATCTTTAGGATCTGCAATCCAAACAAGGTATGGAAAAAATATTGATATCCCTGGAGATAAGATGACCTTTGGGGATTTCAATCTAAGATTTTTAGTTGATGAAAATCTAGAGAACTATTTGGAAATATGGAATTGGATGACTGGTTTAGGATTTCCTTATAGTTTAGAACAGTATGATGACCTGATGAAATCTACTAAGATTTCTAATCCAGAATCAAATAATTCAACTGAATTTTACGAACAATCAGATGCTACATTGCAAATTTTAAATAGTAATTTCAATCCAACATTTTCAGTTAAATTTACAGGGATGTATCCTACTTCATTATCATCTTTGGAATTTGACGCAACAGAAGAAAATATTAATTATTTTACAGCACAAGTTAATTTCAAATATACTTATTATAAAATTATTCCGAATTTATGATTGACCTTGAAAAAATTCAAGAGATGTGGAAAGAAGATTCTCAAATCAACATTGATGATCTTCACAACGAATCCTTAAAGGTAGCATCTCTACACTCAAAATATTATGAAATTTACAATAATGTTTCCTTATTAAGAAAAAGATCAGAACTTCAGTACAAGCAGAAGAAGTTAGAACGATACAATTACTACAACGGCAAATCTGCTCCAGAAGTTTATAAAGAAGAACCATTCCCTTACAAAGTAAGAGATAAAGAAGGTATGAATAGATATCTGGAAGCAGATCAGAAACTATCAGATATTTTTATGAAAATTGAATATTATGATATAATATTAAAATATTTGGAGGAAATTATAAAAATGATTTCCAACAGAACTTATCAAATTAAAAATTCAATTGACTTCTTAAGATTCCAATCGGGAATGTAATATGGCAGATCTTATTATATCCAAGAAAAATGAAATATATTTAAAAGTAGAATGCGAACCTCATATCAAATACGAACTGAGTGATCAATTTACTTTTGATGTTCCTGGGGCAAAGTTTATGCCTCAATTCAGGAGCAAGCATTGGGATGGAAAAATTAGATTATTCAACGTTCAAACTGGAGAGATCTATGTTGGTCTATTGGATAAACTAATTACTTTTTGCGATAATCATAACTATAAGTTTGAGTTCAAAGAAAACAAATATTATGGATTTCCTGGAGAAGTAGATTCTACTATTTCTATGGAGGGAGTGAAAGATTATATGAAAAGTATATGCTCTCACGAACCAAGAGATTATCAAATACAAGGAGTTTATGATGCATTAAAATATAAAAGAAAGTTAATTCTTTCTCCAACTGCATCTGGAAAATCTTTAATGATTTACTCTGTGGTTAGATATTTTGTCGAGAAAGGAAAGAACATACTCCTCATAGTCCCTACCACATCACTCGTAGAACAGATGTATAAGGACTTTGAAGACTATGGATGGAACTCTGAGGCATATTGCCACAAAATCTATGGTGGAATGTCTAGAGAGGCAGAAAAACCAGTTACAATATCCACTTGGCAATCAATATACAAATTAGATAAATCTTATTTCCAAAACTATGATGTAGTCATTGGAGATGAGGCACATCAATTCAAATCTAAATCTTTAATCAGCATTATGGATAAACTTCACGATGCAAAATATAGATTTGGATTTACTGGTACTTTAGATGGATCTCAAACTCACAAACTAGTTTTAGAAGGATTGTTTGGTCCAACATATAAACTTATCAAGACTGATGACCTCATTAAAAAGGGTTATCTATCTCAATTAAAAATTAAAGTTCTTCTTCTATCTCATGACGATAATGAATTTAATGATTATGAAGAAGAAGTTCAATATTTAATTGGAAACGGTAAAAGAAATAATTTTATAAAAAATTTAGTTTTGGATTTAAAGGGAAATACTCTTGTATTGTTTAATCGTGTTGCAACTCATGGTCAACCATTATATGAACTCATAAATAAGAGTGCCAGTGAAAATAGAAAAATATTTTTTATTCATGGTGGAGTGGATACTGAAGAGAGAGAATTGGTAAGAAAAATTACCGAGGAAGAATCCAATGCGATTATTGTTGCTTCTTATGGCACTTTTAGTACAGGTATCAATATTAGAAACTTACACAATATTGTCTTCGCATCACCTTCAAAATCTAGAATAAGAAATCTCCAATCAATTGGAAGAGTTCTCCGAAAGGGAAAAGAAAAAGTATCAGCAACCTTATATGATATTGCTGATGAAGTTAAATACAAATCAAAAAGAAATTATACTTTAAATCATTTGATTGAAAGAATTAAAATTTACAATGAAGAAAACTTTGATTATGAAATTATCACCATCAACTTCAAAACAAATGGAAGAAGACTTTTATGCAACAATTAAATTAGTATCAGGAGAAGAGATATTTTCCTTGGTATGCATTAGTGAGGAAGATGATAGAAGATTTTTGATACTGGATAATCCAGTTATTATTACTCCTATTCAATCTAAATCCAGTCGTACTATGGGATACAAAGTTGTTCCCTGGGTTAATATCTCTGATGATGAAATGTTTATTCTTAACTTCGATAAAGTACTTACTATGACTGAAATTAAGGATGCAAACATAATATCAATCTATAAAAGATTTAATCGTCCAAGTGCTCAAGTACAAGTAACCAAGCAAATGGGTCTCATCTCTAAAGTTGATTCTGCGAGAGAAACCTTAGAAAGACTATATAAAAGTAATTAAAGATATAACTAATCTTGAAACCCAACAGAGTGATCCTACTCAAGGTTTCGTTTCCTGTCAAGCACTTGTCAAAGGACTAATTTTAGAGTAGAGTATCAGCAATGTTAGGATTAAAAAATTTAATATGTTTTTAAAAGTTATGGTTAAGGAAAGAAAAAGATCAGAACATTATGTAAGCAATAAAGACTTTCATCAAGCTTTGGTTGATTATAAAAAACTTGTAGATGAAGCAAAAGATAAAAATCTACCAAAACCAAAAATTCCAAATTATATTGGAGAATGCTTTTTGAAGATTGCCACTCACTTATCATATAAACCGAACTTTGTGAATTATATGTTTAAGGATGATATGATATGTGATGGAATTGAAAATTGTGTGTTATACATCCATAACTTTGATGTGACTAAAAAGAATCCTTTTGCCTATTTCACTCAAGTAATTTACTATGCCTTCTTGAGAAGGATTGCAAAAGAAAAGAAACAACTGGAAATTAAAACAAAAATTATAGAAAAGTCAGGATTTGAAGAAGTTTTTAGTGCAGATAGTTCTGATGTTGGATATGATCATGGCAATATGAATAGCATTAAGGATGGTATCAATTATAGATTTACATGATTTTGGAGATTGCAAGTGAAGGTTTGTCTAATTACTGATACCCATTTTGGATTTAAGAAAGGGAATAAAATATTTCATGATTATTTTCAAAAGTTTTATGAGAATGTTTTTCATCCATACCTAATTAAGAATAATATTAATACGGTTATTCATTTGGGAGATTCCTTTGATAATCGTAAAGGTATTGATTATTGGTCCCTGAAGTGGGCACAGGATATATTTTATGATACCCTAGAGACATTAGGAATTACTGTTTATAATATTGTTGGTAATCACGATATCTATTATAAAAATACAAACTCTTTAAATTCATTAGAATATCTTCTACAAGATTACGATAACGTAATCAAAATATCTTCACCGACAGAAGTTAATATTGACGGACTTGACATTTTATTTTTACCCTGGATCAATCAAGAGAATGAAAAAACTACTTTCAACCTTATTCAAAACACAACTTGCCCGTGTGCGATGGGGCACCTTGAGTTCCAAGGATTTAGAGTTAATAAACAAATCATCATGGAGCACGGTCTGGAGAGCAAACTATTTGACAAGTTCCAACGTGTCTTCTCGGGACACTTTCACACTAGATCGAACAACGGAAGGATATTCTACGTAGGAAACCCTTATCACCTCTTCTGGAGTGATTTAGGAGACCCTAGAGGGTTTACTGTGTTCGATACTGATACTATGGAACACGAGCATATCAATAATCCATATGATATTTTTAAAGTTATTGAATATGATGAAGATAACCTAAATGAAGATCTTAATGAATACGAAAATTGCATCGTAAAGGTTGTTGTAAAAAATAAAAACGATCAAAAGAAGTATGAGAAATATCTTGATAAATTAGTTAAATGTAATCCATATGAATTGAAACTGATAGAATCTTGTATAATTAATACTAATATAGAACTACCAGAATCTAATGCCGAATCCGAGGATACTT